TGAGTACAATCCTATTGAGAAAACATGGGCTCATATCAAAAAGCACCTCAAAAAGGTATTACCAAGTTGTAATACTTTTTTCGAGGCTCTTTTGTCTTGTTCTTGTTTCAATTGACTATAGCATGAATACAATAGACAAAGTCAAGCAATGGTTTATTGACCGTGACCTTGAAAACGGCGGACGACTGGACAAGCAGTCCTTGAAACTAAGCGAAGAGTTCGGTGAACTATGCGCAGGCTATCTCAAGAAGAATGAACAGCTGACCAAGGACAGTATTGGAGATTGCGCAGTCGTGATTGTCGGTCTGGCGTTGTTGATTAAGGTAGATGTGAAAGAGATTTTTAAAATGTTAGAAATTGATAAAAATGTAATGACATGCTTTAGTTTCTTAAGTAAAAATATAAGTGAATTTCAATTTTATCAAGATTTTTGTGCTAAGGATATTCCTAAATTACATCTGGAACGTACAATCGGCTGGCTAAAATCGCTAAGCACCGCACTCGGTTATAACTTCGATGAATGTTTTGAGTTAGCTTACCAAGAAATCAAAGACCGCAAAGGTCGTTGGATTGATGGCTCGTTTGTGAAAGAGGAGGATTTAGGATGATACCAAAATTTAGGATGTGGAATAGAATTACATCACAATTACATCTTGTTGGTGGATTATACTTCGATGATAAAGAAGCTGAATATGTAGATGATGATAATGTACTAAGATTTATTGGCTTTAAAAACATCGAACTCATGCAATCAACAGGAATTACAGATAAGAACGGTAAGGAAATCTTTGAGGGGGACATAGTCAAAATGTCTAAGGACGTCTATGCTGAACCCACTTATTACGAGGTTGTAAGACATCGTGGTGGAGCATATCGTCTTGAATCTAAACAACACGGATGTGAATTGTGGTTACGACATACTGATTGCGAGGTTGTTGGGAATATCTACGAAAACAGAGAGCTTTTGGAGGAAAAATAATGAACCCAGAAATAATTGATAACATAAACAAACCAAGTCACTACCAAGGTCGATATGGAATGGAATCTATCAATGTTTTGAGGAACTTCATGACAGACGAGGAGCTGAAAGGATTCTATATGGGTAACAGTTTGAAGTACATACTACGACATCCGAAGAAAAACGGTCTTGAAGACCTGAAGGAAGCCAGAAAGAACCTCGACTGGCTGATTGAGGAGATGGAAAAAACTAAAAAGCCCAATCCATAAGGACTAGGCTTCAAAGATGAAGTTGTAGAGTTGGATAACTTTCTGAAAACTGGTTGTATCCATGGTTGTGATTTTTTGAGCCTTGCGCTCTCTAAAGTCAAAAGTATAGAGTTGGAGTGGATTGACAGAGCCATCTACCTTATTGGAACGCACAGGAACGAGCAGGCCTTGTTCTTCTAGTCTGCTTTGACCGTGTGTAATAGGGCATACAGCAACAAATCCTGTCCGCTCCGAATACTCTCTACGAGAGATGACAATAGCAGGACGGCGCTTCTGAATCTCACGTCCAACAGACGGGTCAAAGTCAATCCAGATGATGTCCTGTTTTTCTGGAATGTAATCATATTTCGCTGTCAAGGAATCTTACCCCCTCGAAGTCATCTTCCATGCGTAGGTCAGCGTCACCACTAAATGGGTCTGGAATTTTTGGAGCAAGGACAATGACATTATCTACCCCCTTGTAGACAAACATCTCCTGCCCCTCTGGAACGTTGAGTGTTTTCGGAATAGTCACAGTGACAGAGTTCCCAACCTTACGAGTTTTAACAGTATTCATTTATTTCTCCTTTGCTTTGTATACATACAGTATACACCTAAAAACGGAGCAAGGCAAGAAAAAAGCCAGCACAGCTGACTTCTCGTGTTATAGTTTCGCATAACTATTATATCACGAGGAGGAGTTCGTGTGCAAATAGAGTTATTGGATATCATCGATGAAAAGAAGACCAGAAAGGAAGCTATCAAAGTCCTTAAAAAATACAGTCGTCTGAGACGGATTGCTGGAGAAGAATACGCTCCAAAAATAACAATATCCTACTCGCTTGAACCAAAATCATCAAGTGGTCAGACAAGTAAGCAGGTAGAAAGCATGGTTTTGCGTAGAGTATCAGCTCAGCAGGATCTAGAACTGATCGCTAAAGCAATCAACAATCTTTCGGATATGGAATACACACGTATCCTAATCGAACGATATTGTAGGAAGAAAAGGAGGGAAGACTACAGCATTTATTCAGAACTAGGCTATTCATCTAGTGAACATTATCGGATATTGAACAAAGCTCTATTAGAGTTTGCAGAGTCCTATCAAGCAAGCAACCTTTTAGTCTATAAGTGATTTCTGGGAAAATCTTGGGAAAAATCTGGGAAAATCTTGGGAGAATTGGAACGGAAAAAGGTGCTAAAATAGTATTATCCAATGATTGGGCAACGAACAGTCATGAGGACTCCTAAAAATATAGAGGTTTCGGCCTCTTAGACAGTAAGGACAGGTTAGCAGGTTGTTTGTGTCTCCTTGAAACTTTTACCAAACGTGCGTTTTACTGCTAGACCAGTTGGTTCGATTCCAGCTACTGTCATTTGAGTGTTTGTGTCCCAGAATGGGGTAGGCAGTAGGCTTAGCATTCATACATCACTCATTAACTTAAAAATGGTTGCAGTAGCGACCGGACCTTGCATGATTGCGTAGCTACTTATATCCTAGGTAAGTTATAAGCTAGGCGGTTTGATTCCGCTAGAGGTTGTATTGACTACAAAAAATAAAAATGAAGTCAAAATTTAATACGCACGCAAGGTAGTAGTCGCCTTGCAGAAAGGTCGCACGTCGTGTGGCTTTTTTAGTTTTTGAAAGGTGGTGATGGAAAATGAACGATAAACAGAAACACTTCGCTGATGAGTACATCATCAGTAGAAACGCAACGCAATCCGCTATTAAGGTGGGTTACTCAGAGAAAACGGCATATAGTATAGGACAAAGATTGTTGAAAAATGTTGAGATTTCTGAATACATTAAAAAACGTACAGAAGAACTTTTCGACGAACGTTCGATGTCAATCGCAGAAGCCTTGGCAATCTCTGCTAGTATTGCTAGAGGGGAAACTCAACAAGGGTATTCTAAAAAAACTATAAAGACTGCTGAAGGTGTGGAGGTATCGGAAACGACTTATGAATTTACTCCGACAATTGAAGAAAGACAACGCTCTATAGACCACATATTCAAAGTGAATGGAGCATATTTAGAGAGAAAAGAAATCGAAATGTCTTCGGCTGTTCAATTCGTTGATGATATAGGAGTTAGCGATGAAGCGTAGAATGAGTGAATTTATCCCAAAGGCTTTTTACTCTATGTGGCGTGCAGCATTTGACCCTAAAATCTTACATGTGGTTGAAAAAGGTGGGCGTGGTTCTGGCAAGTCCAGCGACATCGGACACGTTATTGTTCAATTGATTATGCGCTATCCAGTCAATGCGGTGTGTATTCGTAAGACAGATAACACATTAGAACAGTCGGTTTACGAGCAATTGAAATGGGCGATTAGTGAGCAAGGGGTCAGTCATTTATTTAAGATTAATAAATCCCCTTTGAAGATAACCTATATCCCAAGAGGAAATTATATTATCTTCCGTGGTGCACAAGATCCAGAGCGTATTAAATCCTTGAAAGGCAGCCGTTTTCCATTCGCAATCGGCTGGATTGAAGAGCTTGCTGAGTTTAAAACTGAAGATGAAGTAAAGACAATCACCAACTCCCTTCTTCGTGGAGAATTGGCTGATGGTCTTTTTTATAAGTTCTTTTACTCTTACAATCCTCCAAAAAGAAAACAGTCTTGGGTGAATAAGAAATACGAGAGTGTTATACAGCCTCCTAATACCCATGTACACCATTCAACATACAAAGATAACCCTTTTATCGCCAAAGAGTTTATAGAAGAAGCAGAGGCCACGAGAGAGCGTTCTGAGAAGCGTTACCGTTGGGAGTATCTGGGTGAGGCTATCGGTTCAGGTGTAGCACCGTTTGAAAATCTGGTATTCCGCAAGATTACAGACGAGGAGATAGCAAGGTTTGATAACATTCGACAAGGTAACGACTTTGGTTATGCTAACGACCCTCTGGCCTTTGTAAGATGGCATTACGACAAGAAGAAACGAGTTATCTACGCTATCGATGAGATTTATGGCGTGAAGATTAGCAACCGTGAATTAGCTGAAAGAATCCGTGAGAAAGGCTATCAATCTCAGATGATAACTTGTGATAGCGCAGAGCCTAAGTCGATTGATGAGTTAAAACTGCAGTTGAATATTCCGCTTGTTCAAGGCGCTAAGAAAGGTCCTGATAGTCGTGAGTATGGTGAACGCTGGTTGGATGATTTAGATGCGATTGTGATAGATCCAGAACGCACACCGAATATTGCACGAGAGTTCGAAAGTGCCGACTATGCAGTTGACCGTGATGGAAATCCCAAGCCTAAGCTAGAAGAAGTAAATGACCACACAATCGACGCAACTAGATATGCGTTTGAAGACGATATGAGACAGCCAGGAATATCATTCTGGTAGGAGAAGGAGAAATGTTGAGTAATTGGTTTAAATGGTTAATCAGGCGGTTGTTGATTAAGAATACAACCCAAAATGAAATACTAGAGATTGAGATAAGAGAACACCAAAATTCTGAGAAAGTAAGCACGATGAAAGAGGCTTACAACTACTATCGAAATCGCACGGATATTCGAAATAAGAAGGTAGATGTGGACTGGCGTACGAACTCAAGGATTGAATTAGGTTTGTTTAAGAAGCTGGTAGACCAGAAGGTCGGTTATCTGTTTTCTAAACAACCGACAATCTCGCTTGAGGGAGAAGAATCACAAGACTTTTTAGATAGCGTGTTTGACGAGGATCTTTTATCTACGATTAAGTCACTCGGTAAGGAAGCAGTGATAAAAGGGATAGCCTACGGCTTGCCTTATTACGACGAGAACGGCCGTCTACGCTTGTTTAAAATCCCAAGTGAACAGATTATCCCTTTTTGGAAAGATGAGCGTCATTTAGAACTATCTGCCTTTGTGCGTGTCTATAATCAAGCGGTCTACGAAAGCGGAGTGAAGAAGACTAAAACTTTTGTAGAATACTACGATGAACAAGGAATTACAGATTATATCTGGACAGGTTCACACCTCGAACTTAATCCACTTTCTAAAGAGACCAAGGGGAATTTTTACTATGTCAACGCAGATGGAACACGGATTCCTTACACTTGGGAGAAAGTCCCTCTGATTCCATTCCGATACAACGAGTATGAGGACGGTCTTTTAGTTCAAACTAAGTCTTTGATTGATAATATTCAACTTCAAATGTCTACTAATGCTGATATGTTGGCAGATATGCCGAAACTGATTTATGTTTTGAAAAACTATCAGGGCGCAGACTTGGGCGAGTTCATGAATAATCTGAATAAGTTCCGCTCTATCAAAGTCTCTAGTGATGGTGGTGTAGATACTCTACAAGCAGACAATGATACTAGCGGAGTTGAAGCAGATATCGAACGCTCTCGTAAGTTCTTGTATGAGGCTGCAAGAGCCATTGATACCCAAGATGATAATCTAGGCAATGCAAGTGGCCAAGCTCTTAAATGGCGCTATACAGACCTTGATTTGGACTGTAATGAGCTAGAAAACGAGTTTCAAAAAGGTATCAAGCAATTCCTTTGGTTTGTAGAACAGTATGCAGCTAACAAAGGAGTAGCGTTTGATTCATCTAAATTTACTTATGTCTTTAACCGTGACATCATTTCAAATGAGTCTGAAGCTATTCAAGATTGTGTAAACTCAATCGGTATCTTAGACGACCTAAGTATTCGTGAACAACATCCATGGTATCAACCAGAGGTTGAGAAACGATTGAAAGAACAACAGGAACAAGGACAAGATCCATACTCTCAGACCAATTTCAAAAAGGTAGATGAAGATCATGACGACCGAGAACAAGAAAAAGATAGATGAGTATTGGACTGAGCGTGCTTTACAACAGGAACAAAACGCTCAGATAGTTGCTGATAGGTATATGGCGCAGATTGGTCAATCCTTAGCAGATTATAAACATCAACTGGTTTCTGAGATTGAGAAGTTTTATGCCAGGTATGCGGTTGATAATAAAATGACTCATGCAGAGGCCAAGCAATATCTGACAGATAAAGAGCGTAGAGAGTTTAAGCATGTAACCCTTGAAAGATTCCGTGAGATGGCTTTAAATCCTGACACACCGACACCTTTGTTGGACGCATTGAGCTACCGCCATCGTATCAGTCGCAAGGAGGCTTTGCTTGCTGAAATTGAGCGTCTGACGGCTGAACTATACGGGAAGCCAGACGGCATACATGACAAGGTCACAGAGGCTCTGAGCGACGTCTATATCAAAGGTAAAATCCATCAAGCTAAGAACTTGGCACATTTCGGAATCATAGAGAAACCAATATTAGGTGTAGACGCAGTTAAGCATAAGATGGCTAGTAACTGGAGTGGTAAAACCTTTTCTGAAAATGTTTGGGTTCATAAAGAAGTTGCTTATAAGGAAATCAGCGATGTCTTGAATAAAGGCCTAACAGGTGGCTGGTCTATTGATAGAATGGCTAGGGCTCTTTCTGAACGTACAGGGGTCGCCTATCATAGGGCAGACACGCTTGTCAGGACTGAGACGACCTTTTACAACAACCTTGCAACGCTAGATACTATTAAGGAATTAGGTGGCGACCACTACGAAATCGTAGCGGTATTAGACAGTCGTACAAGTGATATTTGTCAGTCAGAAAATCATAAGGTTTATCCTGTTAAAGAATATGAACCAGGACGAACCGCACCGCCTTTTCATGTCCGTTGCCGTTCTACTATCAGGCCTGCAGTTAAGTCTGATAAACCTAGTCCTTACTTTGATATCTTGCAAAACGACGGCTCGGTAAAACTGGCCACTGAGAAACGTTCTCTGGACGAAATCTTTGCAGGATGGGAGCGTGAAGGGGAAGCAATTAAAGAAAAACTGTTTGCGAAAGACGGGGAAAAGATGTATAATCAGGATATGTTTACAATGGACTTAATGGCTAAACAGCGCTCTTTTGCAGTTGGAAATGATATCAGAGTTAAAACAAAAAAATTGAATGGAACGGATTTTGATTTTTGGGTACAAGATAACACAAAGAAAATCAGAGATACTGTTTTTAATGTCCAATCAAGCCTTAAGGAATTAAATGATTTTCCAACTCCAACAGTTGTTTTTATTTGAAAAAAAACAGTAAAAAAGCGCAAAAAATCACTTCCTGTGCTATACTGTAAT